ATAGAGATATTGGTTTTGAAATCGTTTGGAAAGCTCCTAGTGGTAAGCTGTATAATTTTGTTAAGTATGCTCATGGCATTAAGCATAACTATATGCGTAAAGACAAAATGGTTTACGAATCGCATTATGGTGAATTGCCAAGTACTCATTGTATTATTCACCTAGACGGGAACACTCTCAATGATGATATTGATAATCTGTTTGCGGTAGATAGACGTGTTGTTAACACTTACACGAGACTTGGGTTTAAGATTACTGAAAATCCTGAAATCAATTTGTCAATTATCAATACAGGTCAGTTACAGTTTGAAATTAGTCAAGCTATCAAGGAGCGGTTATAATGAAGAAATATAATGTCCATATTCTGAATGAACTAAATTACGACAGTGTTTTCATTGGCGAATTTGAGAGTCATACAGACGCATTTGCTGAGGCTATTGATTACATGGAAAATAACTATGAAATAGATATGCAAAATGCCTTTATGACATTTGATATGTCTAATGAAAATATTACTATCTCAATCGGCTCAACCGCCTACAAGATTATTATTAACACAGGTGATAAGTAATGCCTAAAGAGTATAGGCAAGCGCAACTTAGGTTCGCAAGAAGTGAATTACTTCCATACAATGTTGATATTGAAGTAATGGACGAAGAAGATATTATTGATTACCTGAAATACAATAGTGACTTTATGAGAATGACCCAAGCATACGGTGAGTGCGAAGAGTATTTCTTTGTGCCATCATTTGGCGAAGAGGTCGAATTGTCTTTTGCGGTCATTTGGACTATGGAAGTGGAAGACCATAAAGAGATTGATATTGACGGTTTATCAAAAACAATAGAGGGCTATGTATGTCGTGACGGAAATTGGTCACCATACGGAAAGGATATTGATGGTTAAATATGTTGCAGTTCTGGACTTAGAGACCACAGGTTTCTCTCCAGAGAAAAACGAAATTACGGAAGTTGCTATTGCATTTCTTAACCCACGCACTCTTAAGAAAGAAAAAGAGTACACGACACTGGTTAAGATTAAAGAGTCATACATTCCTAAAAAGGTAGAAATGCTGACTAACATTACATACGCAATGACTCAAGAAGAGGGTATTCCATTAGAGGAAGTTCAAGAAGACCTCAAAGAGTTATTGGACGATTGTATTGTTGTGGCTCATAATGCCCCATTTGACTTTAGTTTCGTAGAAAAACAACTGGGTATTGAGATTGAGAAATTCTTTGACACCTTGTCATTATCACGAATCTTAGAGCCACAAGTAAGTAGTCATAAATTGGGAGACCGTTGTGAGGCTCATGGTATCAAATTAGTTAACGCTCACCGAGCGATGAATGACGTTTTAGCTACAGCTGAATTGCTTAAGTGGCAGTTGAACGAAATTAAGAATCGTGGAGAGAAGACCACAGATTACCTTAATGTCTTACATCGTGGCAAGACAGGTATTAAATACTATCCTAAGCATACAGGAAATATTCGGGGGTAATTTTATGAGTCAAGATATGGTTAATCACCCATCGCATTACAATCAATATACTCAAGAAGTAATTGATACGATTACTGAATGGGTTAAAGATTATAGCTCTGTAGAGGGCTACTACATTGGTACTGTACTTAAGTATCTAGCACGAGCGCCATATAAAGGTAAGAAGTTAGAGGACTTAAAGAAAGCAAGTTTCTACTTGCAAGAGGCTATTGAGTACATTGAAAAAAGCGCCAAAGAAGATGTTAAGGAAACATCTGACGGTCTATCGTTGTTATTAAAGTTTTTAGGGGCTACTCCTAAGTACGAACACAAGCCAGATAACAATATCAATGTGCACTTCAATAATACAGACAAGTTAATGGAAAGCATTAAAAATGGAACTTATGGTGAAAACATCAAGGGTGACAAGTTAATGCGGGATATTAAAAATGGCACTGTTGGTAATGGTCATAAAGACCCTTTAATGGAAAGCATTAAGAACGGTACTTACGATAACTACAACAAGGCTAGAGGTAAGTAATATGATTAGCGCCATTTATGCTCAAGGCAGAAACGGTGAAATTGGTTTGAATGGCGGTCTCCCATGGAGATTGCCCGCAGACCTTAAGATGTTCAAGCATTTAACAGAGGGTGAGACTTGTGTTTGTGGTAAAGGAACGTATGAAAGCATTAAACATCTTAAGAATCGGAATATTCTTGTGTTGTCTAACGAACCTATACAGGACTTGCCAGAGAATTTTAGTCAAGCCACCTTAGATGAAGTGCTTGAATTATCTAAAAAGAAACACGTTATCGTCATTGGCGGTGCGAATGTTTATAAACAACTCATACCATACACTTCACACATTGTCCGTACAACTATTAACCAAGACTTTGAAGCTGATACTTATATGTGCGATATTGACGAGCCATCTTGGAGAGTATCAGATGGTAAGTATTACCATGACGAAGAAACGGGTTATAATTATAGAATTGAAATCTTAAAGCGGAGCGTGAATAATGAAGCAGTATCATGATTTGTTACGAACTATCTTAGATGGTAGTGCAAAAGAAGACCGTACTGGTGTAGGTACAACAAGTATCTTTGGACATCAGTCACGTTATGATTTATCAAAAGGGTTCCCGGTTGTCACAACTAAGCGAGTACCATTCAAGCTAGTGGTTAGCGAGTTGCTATGGTTTATTAAGGGCGATACTAATATCAGTTATCTGCTTAAGTACAACAACCATATTTGGGACGAATGGGCTTTTGAAAAATGGGTTAAGAGTGAGCACTTCTTAACATCTTCAAAAGACGAACGTGAGAAATTTGACAGAGTTGGTTTTCAGGAAAAGACGATTCATCGTGGCTTAAACTACCGATTTGAAAACCAAGCATTTAATTCTAAGTATTCATCTTACCTAGAAGAGTACCTAGAGCGAATGAAACAACCTGAGTTTGCTAAAGAGTTCGGTGAGCTTGGCAATGTCTACGGTTACCAGTGGAGACACTGGCAAACTAAAGACGGTGAAATTGACCAGTTTGCTAAGTTGATTGACGGTATCAAGAATAACCCTGACTCACGCAGACATATCTTGACCGCTTGGAATGTAGCAGATATTGACGATATGGCTTTACCACCATGTCATACATTATGCCAGTTCTACGTTAAAGACGGTAAGTTGTCGTGTCAATTATATCAACGGAGTGCAGACGCTTTCTTAGGTGTTCCATTCAACATTTCTAGTTACGCTCTACTCACTCACTTGATTGCAAGAGAGTGCGGTTTAGAAGTTGGTGATTTTGTCCATACAATCGGTGACGCTCACTTGTATTCTAACCATATGGAGCAGACAGAAAAACTATTGGCCCGAAACGTAAAGGACTTGCCAGAACTGGTAATCAACAGCGACAAGTCAATCTATGAATTAGAGCCAACTGACATCGAACTTAAGGGTTACAACCCACACCAAACTATTAAAGCACCGATAGCGGTGTAAAGGACGTGAGATAATGTATAGCATTGTTATCTTTGAGGGCGCTATCTCTTTACTCATTGTTGCTTGGATTGCAGTATTAGAAGAGCTAGCATTAGTAAATAGAACGTTAAAGAAGTTGCGCATTGTAACAATGCTATACAAAATCAACGTTCACGACTGGAAACAACTAGTCGATGATAACAGAAGTAATATTGATAATTTAAGACACTTCATCGAGCATGAAACAAATTATGTTGGACGAAGCAGAGTCTTATATGAGCTATCTAAGATTAGGAGAAAGAATAAATGAGATTATTTGAAGTTGCAAAAGGTTGGGAAGATAAAGGTATCAATCTTCCGAAACGTGGTACTGCTAACAGTTATGGTTACGATTTAGAATCAGCAGAAGAAATCACTGTACCAAGTCGCTTAAGTTTATACCTTGATTACTTATGGGCTAAACTTGGCGAAGTTCTTGGCTTTGGTGATGTAGAGGTTAAAGAAGAAGCTAAGAAGTTACTTAACAAAACCACTTTAGTACCAACTGGCTTAAAGGCTAAAATGGGCCATGATGAAGTATTAAAGGTATATCCACGCTCCAGTACAGCGGTTAAGAAAGGTTTGTCAATGCCAAACAGTGTTGGTATCATTGACTCTGATTACTACTCTAACCCTGACAATGACGGTCACATCATGGTTCCGTTTGTAAACAACAGTTTCTTCCACTACACAATCAAAAAGGGCGAGCGTATTGCTCAGGCTGGTTTTGAAAAATTCTTAGTAACTGACAATGACGATTCAGCTGGTAGTCGTGACGGTGGCTTTGGAAGTACAGGTGATAAGTAATGGTTACAGTTAAAGTTAAAGATGGCTTTAGCGTTCCTAAATTTATGGAGCTTTTGAAACTCGACTTTGTTTATGCAAAATCTGAGGGTCGATACTTGTTGCTGAATAATGAAATGTTCGGTGACATTGCAGAAGATGTTATTACAGCTCAAAAGAACAACTTTAGAGTTGCTATCATTGAAGAAGCTACCATGAACATGGAAGTTTACAATATTCCAGAAGAGGAAGTATTAACAGCATTATTAGAAATGGGGTAATTTCTTGGGTAACGAAATAGATGTTCAAGCTATTTGTACGAGAATTGTATGGAGAGCACCTAATTCGCCATTCAAGATTGCTAAGTTCCGTACCGTAGACTCTCAAGAAGAGTTTACGGTAAAGGGCGTAGCTTCTTGGCAAGAGGGTCAAATCTATCAAATCTCTGCATATAAGGACGGTAAATCTGAAAAGTACGCAGATACTTATACATTATCTAATACAGTCCGCAAACGAAAAGGCGAATATAATGAAGATGATATTATTGATTTTCTGTCCACTATCGTTAGCGAGAATAAAGCTACTAACCTAGTTCAACACCATGGTAAGGATATTCTTAATATCTTAGAAAAGGAAAATGTATCTGCCCTTACAGAAGTAGAAGGTATTGGCGAGAAGACAGCTCAACGTATGATTCAGTGTTATAAACGGGCTGGCGACAATAACTATGCCTATATCGAATTAGGTGGCAAATACAATCTGACACGAAACGCTATCTCTAAAGTTGTGACCCATTTCAAAGGCAACGTTGATTTAGCTATCGAAAAGGTAAACGAGAACCCTTACAATTTATATGATGTTAACGGTTTTGGTTTTAAGAAAGCAGACGAAGCGTTCTTGTATCACTATGATAAAGAAGAACACTTGCAAGACCCACGCAGAATCCTAGCTTACATCAAATACTTCTTTGAAAAGCTATATGAGAATGGTTCTACTTGGGCAACACTTGAAGAGTTCACTAACGATATGCAGAACTTCATCTATCAAGTTAACCTTAAAGAAGTTGCAAGACTGTATAATGAATCAGATGATTTCGTTACGCTATCCATGGCTGACGGAACCAAACGATTCACCACTAAAAAGAATGTAGAAAAAGAGAAATTCATCGCTAAAGAATTGATGTCACGAGTATGGCAAGACAATTATCGTGAGATTGAAAACGCAGATGAAATCATCTTAGAGGTTGAGAAAAAGCAAGGTTGGAGCTTTGATGAAGACCAAAAGTCAGCTATCAATTCTATGTTGAACAGTAACGTATTCTTGCTACAAGGTGGCGGTGGTGTTGGTAAGACCTCTCTTGTCAACGCATATTCCGAAATCTTACAACGCAATAATGTTCCATTTTCTCAGGTCTGCTTGTCAGGTAAAGCGTCTGATAACATTCGTAAAATCACTGGTTATCCAGCAAGTACCATTCACTCACTGATTAAATACGGTATTCGTGTTCCTAAAGATTACTTCCCATTGCGTGACGAAGTAATCATCATTGACGAAATCAGTATGGTGGACGCTACAATTTTCCAAGCATTATTGAAAGCTATCAAGCCAAACTGTAAAATCATCATGATTGGTGACGATGGTCAGTTAGACAGTATCGGTGTAGGTGTTATGGGTGGTATTCTTGAGTCTGATTTAATTCCGTCTATGCGATTAACGAAAATTCATAGACAAGCTCAAGATAGTGCGATTGTTACTCACGCTACAGAGTTTCGTAACGGCAAAAGACCGCCAGAGCTTAAGTTTGCGACAGGCGAACAAACGTTCGGTATCAATCAAGACTTAAGCTATACGATTGTTCCTGATGATGAAGAGAAAACAATCCTGAAATCATCATTAGCCTATTTCAAAAAGGCGCTTAATGAATACGATATTAACGACATTCAGATTATCTGCGCTACCAAAACTACTGGGGCCGTATCAGTGAACTTGCTTAACAAGTACGCTCAGATGATGGCTAACTCAGCAGACGGTATCAAGGCAGAAATGGTAGTTAACCAAGGTTACGATAGTGAATACACATTGCGTGTAGGTGACAAGGTAATCAACACCAAGAATACCAAGTCTGACCCGCCAATTTACAATGGTAACACTGGTATCTTAACTAATATTGAAGACGAAAAATTCACAGTTGATTTTGATGGCATTGGAGAAGTAACGCTTAACAAATCAGAAGTCAATCAAATTCAACTTGGTTACGCTATTACCATTCACAAGTCACAAGGTAGTACAATCAAGAATGTAATCATTGCTCTACCTTACCACTTCATGCTTAACTCAAGAGAGTTGCTTTATACAGCGGTCACTCGTGCGTCTAAGTATGCAAGTATCATTACAAGTAAGAAGTCATTCACTCAGTCAATTAGAAAGTCTTCTAAGAAGATTCACAAGACTAACCTAGGACTGTTTATGAAAGTGCTTGACAGAAAGGGAAAAGAAGATGTTCAATAATAATGAAGTAGCTTATTATCGTGGCGAGGTTGTCACTGTCATTCGTGCTTATCATGTGGGTGACGAGCTGTATCTACATATCCGATATGACGATGGCTCAGAAGAATACTTGACTGGTATCGAAACACGAACAGTTGTTCGCTTCGGTGAGCAAAACGTCGATTCTGAGGTCGTTTCAGAAGTTGAGGTTGGTAATGAACCACAAGAAGAGCTTAAAAACGAAGTTTCAGAAGATACTCCAGTAGAGGTTACTGAACCAGTAGCTTATGCTATTGACAAGAAAGGTGAAGAGACACCAATCTACAACTTACAAAAGTTCGTTGAAGAACACAATATGGTATTAGAGTCAGTTCAAATGTGTTTAGACGGAACTCAAAAGACCCACAAAGGCTTTTCATTCCGATTGCCTTAATATACAGTCCGCTCCTGATTGGGGCGGTTTTTATTTTCCTCTTGTTTCATGTGAGATTATGTGTTATAATATAGGTATCAAGATAACAGGAGAATGATTTCAATGTATGATAACTTAGAGACCTCGGAGATTATCGAGTTCTTAAACGCCATTAAGCGTGACGGTTATCCTCAATATATG